TTAGAGTTCATCGTTTTGTGCACCTCCTTCTTTCTTTTTTCCATATTGAGTGAGATAAAAGTCTAATTTTTTAATGAAGCGCTGTTTTGCTATGGCAAAATCTTCGGGTAAATATGATGAAAAATGTTTGCCTGTTGTACGGTATAATCCTTGTCTAAAACTCTTTAGTATATATCCTATATTATTTATACGTGAATTATCAATATTAAATTCTTCATCAAATAGCTCAAATCCTTCTTTTTCCAGTACAGATGTTCTAAAAAATTCTTCTAGTCTAGATTGTACCCATAAATTGAAATCACCTTTTACTGTTTCTGCTAAGAGAAGGTGTTGAATTTCTTCAAATGTATTATCATGTTCAATTTGAGTATTAGATTCTAATTGGTTAATTAGAAGTTCTGCTTGTTCTTGGTTAAGCGCTCCATTCTCTAATAAGGATTTAATATCAGAAATTTTTTGTTTGTTGCTTTCTACTGTGTCAGAAATTAGTTTATGTCTGGACTCAAGATACTCTTTAAATCCATTGTTTGTAAAGGAGTCTTGTTTAGCAAATCCTTTTGGTGAATAGGATTGAACAGATCCAATATTAACAACTGATGGATTGGAATCAATCTCTGAAGGTTCTGTTTTAGTAGGAACTGGAATTTTTTCTACAAATCCTAATTCATCAAAAGTAAGCGTTAATTGCTCGATAACGAATTTTGTTTGTTCTTTTAAGTATTTCCCATATTCTTCTTGATTTTTGTAATAATTCCATAGAGGTTCTAAACCAAGTTCTTGGTGATATACAACATTACAGAAATTATCAATTTCTTGTAAATTCTCATTATGTATTTTTCTTAAGCCACGTCCAATTGCTTGAGCATATGGTGTTAGGGTTTTAAATGGTCTAAAAATTGATATTACTGATATATTAGGATTATCATATCCTTCTCCTAACATTTGTATACTTACCATGACGTCATATTGTCCATTTGCAAAATCATTTAAGCGAATTTCAACTTGTTCAGGGGCTAATCTACTACTTACATAGGAACACGTTAGACCGCATTCTTGAAACCACTTTGTAACCAGCTGAGCGTGATCCTCATTACAAGTCACGGCTAAAACTTGGTGATTAGGATAACTTTTTCTTTTTAGCTCCAGAATTTCTTTTGTATGATAGATGACTTGTTTTGAACATTTTTCGTCCATTGCAATTGTTTTATTAACCCAATTGTTCCCAATCTCTCTTTTGGCTCTTTCGAGAGTATAGACTTTACCATTCTTTGGATTAGTAAAGCTCATTTCACCAGGAATAGCTTCTGCTTTTACGATATTTTTTAACAAGCCATCTTCTATAGCTTCAGCAAGAGTATATTCAAAAATTGGATCATATTCGTGGGTAGAAATAGTTTGATTATCTCCCCTGAAAGGAGTCGCTGTTAATTTAATAACTTTAGAGTCTTTGAAATAATCTAAAGTTTGTTGCCACATGTCTGCTGCCACATGATGTGCTTCATCAATAATAATCAAGTCAAAGAAATCTGGACTTACTAATTCTTTTAAATTTACTTCATCACTACTGCCAACTATCTTGTGAATATTAGTAATAACAATATCTGTAAGGTCTAATTTTCTTAATGTTTGCTGCTTAGCTTCGTCATCTTTACTATTAAAGCCTTGGTATAGGTAACTTTTTGGGAATTTCTTACGATCTAATATGACTTTTTGTTTGTACCAAAACGTGTGTTCAGGGTTAGTAATAGAATCAAATTCTTTAAATACTGTTTTTCGAACAATCTTACCAGGAGTAATGATTAATACCTTTTTTTCACTTAGACCAAAAGGCAGCATAGCCATAACACCTGTTTTACCTGAACCAGTTGGCATCACAATAAGGCTCTCTCGATGACTAAGTTCTGGGAATTCTTTGTAGTGAGAAATGGCTGCTCGATATGCATTGATTTGTGGAGCGTATAAATTGGTATTTCCTTCTATTACTGGTTTAGTTTCTTGAAAGATATTCATGTTTAGTCTCCTTTTCTATATCAATAATTTTTATCTCGCTTATAGAATGAATGTTCTGACATATGTAACTAAAATAAAACACGCAATTAAGGCGTGTCTTATTTTTATTTATTTTCAACCTCAGAGTTATCTTCATTTGCTTTCATAAACTCCCAAAATCGTCGAAGTTCTGCTTGTCTTTCAGGAGTGGAGTTACGGATATCTTTGAAGCATAACTCAAGGTCTGAATCATCTTCTAAATTTCTTTTATTTGAGCGACCAAGAAGATAGTCAACGGACACGTCAAAGTAGTCTGCTAACTTTTGTAATGTCTCAATATCAGGTGTACGGTTGCCGTTTTCATATCCAAATATGTAGCCTTTAGTGACACCTATCTCTTTACCTAACTGTTTTTCAGTAAGTTTACGTTCTAAGCGAAGTTCTTTTATACGTCTAGGGAACCCTAGAATCGTTTCTTCTTTATTCGGATCATCTACTAAAACTCTAGTATATTTGTAGTAAGAATCATCTTTTAGTTGTTCTTGCTCATGTAAGTATAGTATGTCATAGTTTTTTACATATTTTCGCTCTGTCAAAACTACTTTATTTTCTTTAAGATTGTATAGGTGAATTAGTTCTAGTTTTTCTATATCACTTGCAGTTATTTGATCTTTAATATAGTAGTATTTTTGTTGAAATAACTTTTTTTTCGTATGTAATGAGAGAGCTAGGTATCCCATTACTGTTACCGATAAATTGAATATTATGACTGACTGTAAATCATTAGAATCGCGGTACATAAAACCTAGGCATGCACTTCCAGACATAACAAATAAAGCAATTAATACTGTACCAGTTACTTTTAAAGAATTACTTTCTAAAAAGAGAGTAATTTTATTTAAAGAGAATTTACGTCGTGACCTGTATGCTCTTATGACATGCATGAGTCCTTGTACAAAAAACAAAAGAACAATTAATGAAAACATCAACATAAATACTAGCAAAGCATATCCTGTTAATGTCTTCTTCAAGTCTGTATTTTCATTAGGGACTTGTATCCAAAAACAAAAAGACAGTACTAAAGTATAAAGATATACAAGTAATATATTAACTGCTTCTTGTGCCAAATTTCTGAGATTTAGTGTTATTCTACTTTCAAATATTACTTCAAAATCAGATTTCACTTGGTATTTGAATACATAGAGGAATCCTGTACCAATAGCAGCAGCAATGGCGATTATTATAGACCAATTGCCAATAATATTATCAATCATTTCCGGTTTTATTATATTCATTACGTAATCACTTCCAATTATATAGTTTGTATTTTGTTGGATTTTTTAGTAGGTCTAGTTTATTTGTATAAAATAAAGTATTAATGTGATTTTCATGCATTTGAAGCCGAACAAAAACACGCAATTAAAGCTTGTTTTACTTATTTTTAAAGAATACGCCTACACAAGTAGCTTTAATTATCTTCCAGATCTACTACTGCTACTACCGCTACTGCTACGACTACTATTGTTACTGCTGCCACTGCCACTACTTCGGCTAGTACTTGGTGCTTTATTATAGTTGGATGTTGAATTTTTATTGGATCCTGTATTTGGTTTGGTTGTTTGACTAGTTGTCGTTTTAGACTTTGGCTTAGATTCAGTTGTAGCTTTCGTCTTATTTTTTGGTTCAGTAGTTGTTTTAGCTTTTGGTGCTGTGACATCATCGTCACAGTCATCATCATCTTCGTCATATGTACATACATTTTCATTCGTCTGTTTAGCTGTAGATTTCTGCTCTGTGTTTTGCTTAACTTCACTTTTATTTTCCTGTGCAGTTTCAGTTTTGGCCTTTTCTTCGGTCTCAGCTTTAGTTTCTTGTTCGGCTGGTGAAGCTGTTTTTGTATTATCAACCTTCGTCGCGAACGGGAAACCGAGAAGTATAAAAATAGTAACTGCTCCTAAAGCAATTTGCACATTTCTCTTTTTTAGTCTTGTAAGATAATAAAGAATTGATGGTGGAAGAAGAACACACATTAAAAGAATAAACCATACTTTGTCATAGAACCTTACTTCATTTTTTGCCACGATTAATCCCCCTAAAAATAGCCAAAGAGTATATATTAGTGTGAAAAAATCATATTAGTATATAAAACTAGTAATACTAGATATGGAAAAGGATAGATGAATTTCTTATTTAACCATATTTATTTAATATTTTCTATTGATGTAATTTTCATACAGTTTAAAGCAAATAAAAACACGCAATTAAAGCGTGTGTTATTATTGCTTGTCCCCAGACTTACGATCTTTTTCCTTCGTTTTGATAAATTCCCAAAACTGTTTAAGTTCTTCTTGTCTTTCAGGCGAAGCATCTTGGATGTCTTTAAACCATAATCCTAGTTCTGGATCATTAAGGGCTTTGTCTATCGCTGTGTCATCCTTATGTGTATATGCATCAATGGTTCCTAATAGATAGTCTGTAGAAACTTCATAAAAAGATGCTATAGCTTTAATCATTTCAGGCTCAGGTTTTCTTTCACCCGATTCATAGCGTGATAATTGTACATTAGACATACCTAGTGCTTGTGCAACCCTTGTTTGTGTGTAGGCATGTACTTTACGTATATGACGCATTCTTTCTCCGAGTGTATTCATTTTTGAATCTCTCCTGTTTTACGGTCTTTTTCTTTCATGTTAATAAAGTCCCAAAACTTTCGAAGTTCTTCTTGTTTTTCAGGTGAAGCATCTTGGATGTCTTTGAACCATAACCCTAACTCAGGATTATTTATCAACTCTTTATCTGTACTTCTTCCTAAAAGGTAATCAATGGAAACTTCAAAAAAATCTGCGATTCGACCAAGTGTTTCATAATCAGGAGTTCTATTTCCTATTTCATATCCGGATATTGTTGACTCTGCTAAATGTAATTTTTGACCTAATTCTTTCATAGTTAGGCCTTCTTGCTTTCTTAATCTTCTTAAATTCTCTCCAAGCATAGGAATCCTCCTACCTTTCTACTAGTTACAATTATACTTTGCAAAGTGCGAATTTAAAATATTTTGGAAAAAACTTTGCAAAATGCATTGACCATACTCGTAACGAGTAGTATATTATATTCAACAACGCAATTTGCAAAGTTTTTGGAGGTGAGGAATTTGAGTGAACTAAAAAAATTACGTGAAAGTTTAGAGATAAGTATTGAGCAGGCTGGTAAGGAACTTGGTATCCCAGCTGGTTATCTATCTCAAATTGAAAACGGGAAGCGACAGATAAGTGTTGAACGAGCCAATCAAATAGCACACTTATACGGCAAACAGATAGAAGAATTTTTTTTACCAACTCGCTACGCAGTTCGCAAAGTTTAGTTTATTTATTAATAAGGAGTGAGATATATGATTACAGCTAATTTTGACATAGAACCATTGCGACAAATTATTCGTGAAGAAATGGAAAGAGCGAACTTTCATCGTGATAAGCAGAATGAATTACCTCCAATGCTCACGATAACGCAGTTAATGGAATTACTTCACATCAAACGTACAAAAGCTTCCGAGTTACTAAGTCGTGCAGACTTTCCAGTATTCCGTGAAGCAGGGGTATTAATCCCAACACATTTACTTTTCCAGTGGATTGAGAAACATACTTCTTGGATGGAAGAGAATACTGATTACTACGAAAAGCACATCATCTAATGTAAATCTATCATATTTATTTGTCACAAATAAATGACCATTTAGGTACGGATGGAGGAGAAGGAATGAGCATAGGAAGAGAAATTGCTATGGCTCGAAAGCGAAAGGGGTATACACAAGAAACACTATCAGTAGGGATTCCTACTAGTCGTGAGTCATTAGCTAAATACGAAACAGAAAGTCGAGTTCTACCAAAAGACTTACACAAGCACATTTCAGAAAAGATGGATGATCCACAGCTATTCTTCCATATATGGAGAGAAGCAGCAGGGACAGTCAGTATTCCATTATTGAATGGGGAACATGTGGACCATCATCCTTCGAGCATGATGTATATGGTGCAAAAGGAAACGGGAGAAGCACTGGAGCATTTGGAAAGTATTTGTTGGTTCAAGCCAGCGAATGCATGGTCGGACAGAGAGAAGGATGAGATGAAACAGGCGATGCATGAGGTACTAGACGCAACAGCATCAATGATGAATCTAGTTGCAATTCTATGTGATAGATATGGATTTTCTATGAATGATATTTTCAAGTATTGGCAAGTGTCACTGAAAGCAAGAAAGTACACGAATAGTTGAAGGGAGAAAAAATATGAAGCAGCAAGTTTTACTATTAAGTCAAATTAAGGTTGCTTATTCAGAATTGGAGACGTTGGAGCAAGCACTAATCTTTCGTAAGTATTGCCAAAAGCTATATGAGGGGAGATAAACAAATGACCTACATGGAATTCTTCTGTTTGATACTCGGTATGGTATGTGGCGGTGGAGCAGTTTTTTACATGTGGTTCTTAGAAAAAGTCTCAGAAATAGAAAAATGACTTGTTACGGGCATTGTAACAAGTCACTAGAAAAGTTTTCGATTTAATTAATTATAACAAATGAATAGAAAAAGCGACAAGTGATTTTTATTCTTGTCGTTGTAATCAAGAGCTACTTCCCCCGAGAGTACGTTACTAGGTTCTTGGTTACAACGATGCGAATAGCGTCAGAAAGGGGATTAAGAATGGATAAAAAACAAACATTTTTTGATATTATCGAAAAGTTCCATAAGGATGTACACGCAGTAAAAGAAGAATTAAAACAGGTAATTGATGATGAGTGTGAGACTTATGGGGATGTAGAGAAGTACCTACGTAAAAAGGAAAAAGAAGCTCGTTTTGACAGAAACGATTTAGCCGTTCTTGTGATTGAAGAGTTAAGGAATGAGGCTAGATGTTTAATGGAGTTAGAGCCTGTTAAGAAAGTGGGAGGAACTATGAATGAGTTTCTCATGACCTTGCCAGAGAGTACAAAGGAGATTATTGAAAAGGAAATTGAAAAAGTGAAAGGAATTGAGAAGTTACACGGTATTAATCCAGAAAGCTATCTAGGTAAGGAAATTCTTTGGCAAAGTAAGAAGTTGATAGACATAAGTCATACCATTGGAGAAATAAAAATCGCTATCAACCGTCTTATTAAGTAACTAGTTCAAAATTAATAAACTGTTTAGGCCTTCGAAGATTTCTTTTAATCTACGAAATTCAATATCTGTCCATTGATGAAGATGGTCAGTTGCAACACAATCCATAAATTCTTTTTTGTACACTTGGAACTGGTGGAATAGTTCCTCAATATCGTTGTGGTACAATTCTTCTTTTTGGAAATAGAAAACCTTTGCGTTGGTGAAGAACGTATCGGCTTCCATTAAATAAGCAAGAGAAATAGTTAGGTTCTTATCTGATTTGAAAAGTAATTTATGGCTCTTTTCAGCTGAATCAAAACCATCATGTAACATTTCAGCCATGAAGCGTCTGTTGCGTTCAAAGTTATCTGTTGTCATTTATCACACCTCCTTTGAGGATAATTATACCAAAATAAGAGGTTGGAAGTTTGATTTAAGAAAGGAGAATGAAAAATGAGTAGGCTGTTATTGAATGAGCAACCGCTGATGGTATTGCCGAAATTAGCTTGCAAATTAGGTCTTAATGAAGCAATTCTTTTACAGCAATTACATTATTGGCTTCAAGATAGTAAAAATATTCGCGATGGTCATAAGTGGGTGTATAACACATACGACGCTTGGATACTACAATTTCCATTCTGGAGTGGTTCGACTCTCAGAAGAGTGATGAAACGGTTAGAAAAAGAAGGGTATATCATTACAGCAAAATACAATCAAATGAAAATTGATAATACGAAATGGTATCGAATTGATTACAAAAGATTAGAACGGTTGGACAGACCACCTGTTCAAAATGAGCAGACTGAGTGTTCAGAGTGGGCAGACGAACAGTTCGAATTGAACAAGCCATTACCAGAGATTACTTCAGATATTGCATCATCATCTAGCGCACGTGAAGAAAGTGGCGGGGTGCCGTCTACCGTGAATGAAATACCACATTCTTCAGAAGCTGATGTTGTTGATGTTATTGCTAATAAGTTTATCGAATTACGCCAGTCAGGATTACACCTTGCACCAATGGATTACAGTAGCATTCAAGAAATTTTAGCGAATGGTATTACGTTAGAGAATGCTTTGAAGTGGTTGGAAGAGTGTTTTGTTAATTATCAACCTAGACATAGACGCGACAAGATACGTTCAGTGAGTTATTGTGTGCCGTATATGTTGGATCGCCATGTTGAGATTACACAAGCATCCAAAGCGAAAACGGAAAGAGAGCCAGCGAAATACAACGAGGAGGATTTTGATTTAGATGACTAAAAAACAAGTGTTTAATTTGCTGAAGAAGATTGCATTGGCTTATCCAAGTAAGAATACAGAAATCACACAAGATCGAATTGATGCATTTTATGAGTCACTAATCAATCACGATTTTCATGATGCTAGCGAAATGTTGAAAAGGTATATCGATACAGGCAATAAGTACCCGCCGTCACTCGGCGACTTAATCCCTGTGAAGCGTAAAGAACAATCATCAGAAATATATTCTTCAGAGGTTGTGAAATGGTCTAATAATGCAGCAAGTTTGGAAGATGTGGAATCTATTATTCGCGCAACGAAATTGAAATTGAAGGGGGCGAGAGTATGATAGAAAACCAAGTTCGAGCTGCGGAGGAATCCGTATTAGGCAGTATCTTTCTAGACGGGAATTTAATGAAAGACACAATTCTAATGCCAAAGCATTTCTACTTCTCACAACACCAAGTAATTTTCAAAAAGATGCGTGAGTTGGAAGAGAAGAATGAACCGATTGAACTGGTGTCCGTAATGATGGGATTAGGGAATACATTAGAACAAGCAGGAGGTTCTACATATCTTAATAAACTTGCTTTTCAATCTCCATCAACAGCTAGTTTCAATTTCTATACCGAATCAGTTCTGGAGGGATGGAGACAGCGGGAAGCTCTCAAATTAACTTCTAAATTGAACGAGCATTTGAAAGTAGGAGAACTTGAAGCAATTCATAAAATAACCGACCAACTTACAGGATTGAGTGAAGTAGGTCTAGTTGATGAATTTGATTTGAGTGATGAGTTACTAGAGTTATATGAAGATATGCAACAAGAAAAAGGTGGTTTGACGGGAATTGATACTGGCTACAACGAGTTAAATAACTTAACGAATGGATTCCAAGACCAAGACTTTATTGTTGTTGGTGCTAGACCCTCAGTTGGTAAGACGGCTTTTGCATTAAACATTGGTTCAAACGCAGCGGAGAAAGGAACGGCAGTTGGAATCTTCTCTCTTGAAATGGGGAAACAGCAATTATTAAAACGGATTGCGTCAAGTGTAGGTCATATAAACGGTATGAAGATGAAGAATGCACGTCAATTTTTCGATGTACGAGACTGGGAACGATTCAGCAATTCAGTAGCAATGATTAACAAATGGAAGATGGAGATATGGGACAAGCCAGGGATTACGATACAAGAGATTTACGCACAGGTTCGAAAATTCAAGCGTAAGCATCAAGACAAACAATGTTTGATTGTTATTGACTATCTGCAACTCATCATTGGCGATAGGAAGCACGGAGGCAATCGTATGCAAGAGATTTCGGAGATTAGTAGAAAGTTGAAGATTATGGCGCGGGAACTAAACGTATGTGTAGTGGCATTATCTCAACTATCTCGTGGAGTAGAGGCCCGACAAGATAAACGTCCAATGCTTTCCGATCTTCGAGAGTCGGGACAAATTGAACAAGACGCAGATTTAATTGCTTTCTTGTACCGTGATGATTATTACCATAAGGACTCTGAGCGGAAAAATATGATTGAGATTATCTTAGCGAAGCAACGCAATGGCCCAGTTGGAACGGTACAGCTGGCATTTGTTAAAGAGTTTAATAAATTTGTGAACTTAGAAAGGCGTTTTGAAGAGCAGAAAGGGGCGTAGAAAATGTATTTAGTAATCACGGTATATACAGATGGAATGTCTCCAAGTTTTCAAGAGTTTCAATATAAAAAAGAGGCAGTGGAGTATGTAAAAGAATTAGAACCAGATAGCACATTTGAGGAATGCGATAATCATATTCGAGTTGAGATAGATGAGTGGAACCTAGCATACATCTATCGAATTGGAAATGATAAAGTGGTAATTTCCAATGCGTAAAAAGCAATTGAATATTTTCGATGTTGAGGAATTAATTGTCGCATTGGATTTATCAAAGGCTAAGGTTAAGAAAGTGAATGAACAGGTATATACAGATGTCTTGGTCAGCGTTCCACATGATGCTACTCAAAGTAAAGATTATGAAACATGGGATCATATGTGTTATTGCTTATGGAAGAAAGTGAAGTGTAGTTATGATGAAGTGATTGCAAAGCTAGAAGAACACCGTGTTAATAAAGAACCGGTAGAAATTAGAGTACCGATACAGGATGGAAAAGCGTTTTTTATACCGTTGCAGGTGGTCCAATATATTTAAGGAGGAGCAAGTATGAAGCGTGAAGAAATGATTGAATGGTTATGGCTAGGTTGCCGATATAGTAAGGACTACCTTCAGTCTTTGTCAGATAAAGAACTTCAACAGTTATATGACAGAATGATGAAATAAAAAAAGCCGAGATTGCTCTCGACTAGATTAATTAGGACAAATTAATTATAACATGAACGGAGTGATCTTGGTGAATCAAATTAAAGTCGACATTATGAAAATGACAGCAGAGATAGACGTAAGTGAGAATAGAATTTTCATCGTCAAGGATGGAAATGTAGAGATGGTTGAGCAGCCAAGTACAGGATTCGGTGAACATACAGCAGTTTGGCAGAATGGGAAAGTAATTCGTATAGATGAACGGTCTAGTAGGAAGATTTGAAGTGTTATAAGATTTGAATTTTATAGAGAAATTAGAGGGAGAAACAGGTGGGCTTTTCTATAAAGTTCACCTGTTGAAAAAATATAACTTATCCCTGGAAAGACCACATCCTGATTTGCCCTTTTTGTTCTGTCTCAGCCATATTTCCTAAAATTACTTGGTAAGTTGCGGTTTCTAAAGGACCGAATTCGACAAAGCCAGCGTATTCAATACCATTAAACTTCCCCTTTATTACATTACGTTGGAATTCATTTGTTAAAAGGTTTTTTAAAACAACTGTGTATCTAAAAGGTTTATCACTATAAATAGCGACTGCCGTGAATGTATCTATTTTGAATTTGCTTTTGGTTACATGTAGAAGCTGGTCTATCGTATGCGTATGTGTCGTAGAAGAAAAGTGGAAATCGATTGGACCGTACTGGAACTCGGTTTCTTTATATGCGGGGGGTGTAATTAAATTATTAGTCTGCGCTAACGCTGTTGAAGTTCCTAAAGTACCAGTTAATAACACACTAGATAAAATAATTTGTTTAAACATATACTTACCATCACCTTTCAAGAAATTAGAATGATAATACGTCTCTAGTGTATAGAAGATTTGCTTGTTCATCTACTATATTTGAATGTTGTAACTATTTGTGATTTATGTGCAGAGATGGAAGATAAATCTTTATAGAATCTTTATAAAATCTTTATTTGAATAAGAAAAAGAGCACCTTTAAAGGCGCTCAGTGACTAAAATGTATACTCAAAGGTTATGTATACCCATAGTTTATGTAGACATTTAGGATTTGTGTGACATTCAACCTGAATTTTATAAAAGTTAGAAAGAACCCACTGCCTCAAAGTAGGTCCTTTCTGAAAGGAGAAGTATGTGAAATACTTCTAGGAAAGTTGATATAGTACAAGTATATGTGAAAAGAACAAGAGTGGTGACAAATATAAAGAGCACACATAAAGTATGCTCTAAGGGTGAAATGTCAATAAATACAATGGTACTACAATATATGCTTATTTAAAATATGATGTGCAACAAAAAAATAAAAGAGCGCTTTCCAAGGCGCTCCTTGACCAAAATTGAGCAGTTTTTTTGTAATTTTAATATATGCAAACATAATTTTAATGACACAAAAAAGGAGCACACATAAGCATGCTCCAATAGTGGGGGTTAATCATCCGATCTATAACAACATATGCTTGTCCAGCTATAATGTGAACGAAATAAATGAAAATGTTCGTTTAACACAAAAAAGATATTTTAAACACTAAAAGACAGACTTTGTTAAGAAGAAAAGTCTGTCTAAATAGCCAATCCATATCTTATTTAGATTCCCAAGGGAAGCCGCCGCCCCAAGGAAGTACCGGACCGCCTGCACTCCATCCAGGGTCCCCACCAGATGCAGAAGGATTGTTTACATCAGTTATTATCCAAGGAGAACCTCCGCCAGATTCCCAAGGATGGTCAGTTCCCCAGCCATGGTCGTTATTAGCATTTATTTGAGTGGTTGATACTCCTAAGAAACCGGCAATTAGTACACTGGATAAAAGAATTTTTTTAAACATCAACTTATCGTCACCTTTCAAAATATTAGATTTGGAAACACTTTTACAGTGTAGAAGAAATAAATTTGTCCATGGATGAGTAAATTTACTTATTTTTTAAAAATGTAACTATTTGTAACTAATTAGTAAGGGATGATTAACTGTTATAATGTTTAATAAGAATTGATACTAAAATATAGTCTGACCAGAAGAACTGGAGGACATCGAAGCATAGAGCGTTAATTGCTCTGTGTTTTGGTGTCCTTTTTATTTTATTGACAAGAGATAAAGTATTTTTCCAAAAATACTCGATAGTGAAAAGGAGTGTGTTTACATGACAGCACAGTTATCATTCTTACCAAAGATTGATCGTAAAGCAACGCAGGAAAAGTTAGAGGGTATCTTAGAAGAAATACGTATTTATAGGCAATTTGGAATGATCCGTGAAGAAATGAAAGTAACTCCTTCTTATGAAGTAAGGTATCACGGTTCAACAAATACAGTTGGTAATCCATTAGAAGATGTGGCTCTTGCTAATATTCAACAGAGTAAACGGGATGAATGGTTAAAGAGAATGTCACTTCGGATTGAGCAAGCTTTAGCGCGGTTTGGAAATGGTACTGCCGGAAGGAATCAACGAGATATTATTACGAAGCGATATTTAGAAGATGCAGATGTATGTGATTATATGGTTTATAACGAAATTGGTATGAGTGAAAGGACATACCGTCGCGTTAAAGTTAGGGCATTCTATAATCTTGCTTTTGCACTTAGATTAGAAGTTTACGAGCAAGAACAATTGGAGGTGGCCCAATCATGAACTTTGTTCAGCCGATACGCGATCCTGAGAAAATACAGCAAATAAAAGGGTATCTCAAAGTGAAGAATGAACGTAATTACATCTTATTTGTAGTTGGGATTAATACAGGGCTTCGTATTAGCGATATTTTAAAACTAAAAGTTGGAGATATGAAGGGAAGTCATATTTCTATGAGGGAGATGAAGACTGGAAAGCAGAAACGTACACAGATAAATGCTTCATTAAGAAGAGAATTAAAGTGGTTCATTGATGAAAGAGAGGACGATGAATATTTAATTAAAAGTAGGCAAGGTAGTAATAAGCCAATTGGTAGAAGCATGGCATATAAAGTGCTTAGAGATGTAGCAGCAGAATTTAATTTAGATGAGATAGGTACGCATACACTACGGAAGACTTTTGGTTATCACATGTACATGCAGACAAAGAACATAGCGCTATTAATGGAGATATTCAATCATTCATCAGAGAGAGTTACATTGAGGTATATTGGTGTGAATCAAGATGCAATGGATAAGGCTATGATTAAATTCCGAATCTAGCAATATCCTTTTCTTTTTATTATACAATTCACCATTTTTTTCGTGATGTGTAACTCAGAATAGAAGGATGGATAAAACTAGTTGTAACAAGGGATACAGCATTTAGGAGAGTTACACAAAATATAAGATATGGGTAAGTCATTGATACTGATATATGCTGGATAGATGTTAAAAGAAAGAGGGAAGAAAAAGTAGTGAAGAGGCTGATAAAATATGTGGCAGAGTCATGACTGCAAATGTACCGGTTAATTTGGTTTTTTCGTGTTATATTTGTATTGTGAGATGTGTGAATATTGATGAAAGGGCAACTGGTGCACGGTTGCTCTTTTTGTTTGTCGAAAAATCACGAACGTTTTATGTAGATTTATTGCGTACAATGACGAATAATGTGGTTTGGAGGCGATGGGTAATGAGGAGTAATAAGTGGGAGAAATGGAGTAATAGAGACTGGGGATGGTTAACTGCTATTTTAGTGGGAATCATAATATTAATCTTGACGTTTAGGTTAGGAGATAATCAAGAAGTAGTTAATCTATTTTCCTTTATATCTAGTTCAGTTTCAATCGCACTTGCAGGAGTAGCAATCTATATGGCTAAACAGCAAGAAAGTGATAATAATAGGACTACTAGTATTATGAGAGAATCACTGGTGAAAATTGAAGCGAAGGTAGATTCTATGGATGGTAAAATTAATGACTTGAATTTTAATGACTTTACCGAATCTACAAAAAATAAGATTTTAGAAGAAATAACTAATAAACAACCGGAGGGTAAAGAAATTGATAAGCAAGAAATTGCTGAAATAGTTAATAAGAATTTTGCACAACTTAATAATGAATTCTCATCTTATATGGATAATAGTGATAGATGTGCATATATTATTGATTTGGTAGCACCAGATGATAACATGGCTATTGAGAAATTGATTTTTGACTTAGTTAGATGTGGGGGGAGTCTGTCATATGAACAAAATGAAGAGAATTTAAGAATTTTTTATAGTACTACAAGAAAAATAACTATTAAATCAATAGAGAAGATAATAAGTGTACATAAGGAATTTAAAATAAAATGGATTGATAGAACACATTAAAACACATCGAATTTGGTGTGTTTTTTATTGTGCTATAAAAAGGGGGACGCAATTTGAAAAAGTACAATAATACCAATATTAAAGATTATTCAACAGAATCGTTAATTCAGGAGTTGGAAAAAAAGGGAGAAGTTAGTGTCTTGTATGTAAATAAGGCATATAAGCGTGTAGAGTTACCGTGTGACTTTAAAAATCTTGTTATTTTAAAGCGGTGCTAGCGGTGTGGAAATCCAAGCGTTTGAATTTAAGAGTATCAGCAAAGATAGTGATTATTAGATAGTGAAGTTTCACATACTGTAATTGAAGGAGAGTGAATGATGTGGAAGTAAAAGTGATAGTACACCTTGTTCATGGCGGCAACAAGAGTTTAGTGGTATCTAAAGAAGTATTTGATAAAGAGATTAATGAAGCACTAAGTGGACTGGATAATAATTCAGATGGCAACACCGGATTCTTTGGCTTTGACAATGCAATAATACCAGTTCGTGAGATTAAGTATATCGAGTGGGAACGGGTGGTTAAATCATTTGGCTATTAGGATACTTAGCGATAGGTGTTGTATATTCAGTCGTTGCCATGTATTGAGAGTTTTGTAAACAAGTAGCAAAAAATCCTTCGAACATGGCGCACGTACTTATTGGAATAATAGTAGCTGTTTGTATACTTACCCCGTTTTGGGTGATATTACTAATCTTCCAAATATATAATTTGTTCTATAAAAAAGGAGACGATAGATATGTTTAATAAAACAAAGGAATTCAAACATCCGTATTTCATAACTACATTAAAGTTTTTAGGAATAACAGTCTATAAGTCAAAAGTATATAGGGGGATGAGCTAAGATGAAAGTAGAAATGCGTAAGACAGCAAGCGGAACTGAATACTGGGATACAAAAGAGAAGCGTACATTGTTTGTGGCAACAGGTGATGAGGAAGATTTTGAAGTAACAGTGAACCTAAAGAATATGCTTGAGGATGAAGGTTCAGCAGATACATCTACTGATATTGACTTAGATGCAATGAATGCTGAACAGTTACTTGCATTCGCTAAACAAAACAATATTGATGTACCAGGTAATATGAAGAAGGAAGAGACAATTCGTAATCATATTGCTAAACATTATCATGAAGTATTGTGACTTTAATGGATGCATCAACAAGATAGATAAAGAGCGTTATTGTATAAATCACAAACGCTCTAAGCCACGTAAGAAGAAAGACAAGAAGAATATTTATCATCATGAGAACAAATCATTCTACAATTCAGATGTATGGAAGTTTGCTAGGTCACAAGTATACGAGCGTGAGAAAGGTAAGTGTCAGAGATGTGGAAGGTTTGTCTTTGGACGTAGCGCACATGTGCATCACATTATATCTGTGAGACAAGATCAAACATTAAAGTTAGAACTGAACAACTTAATGTTACTATGTCCGAAATGCCATATTGAAGAAGAAAACGAAGGCAAACCGAAGAAAGTATTTCCAAGCTACTTTGGATAAGCCCCCCTGGTCAAATCGAAAAAAGTAGGTACGGGAAAGATAGGTAACAATGGGGGCATCTCTTTCGTTAGACGAAAATTTTAAAAAACAAAGGGGGGTGTGAAATTTGGCCACGAAAAAGGAGATTCAAAAAAGAGTTTCTGAGAAAACGGAAGCTGAAAAAAATAGAATATTGAAGATCATGCGTGATGCGGATATTTACACCCTTACTCTAGATCCATTAATAGAATCGTATTTAGATATTTATGAGATTTATATGACCATGCACTTACAGTGGAAGGACAAGGGATTCCCAGCCACACAACGTCATACAAATAAAGCTGGGGCCACGAATAATTCCAAGCATCCATTGGCCCAACAAGTAGAAACATGGGCGGATAAGAAAACCAAGGCATTGGATTTACTTGGATTAACTAATAAATCAAAATCACAAAAGATTGTGACGGGTGGATCTTCGGTTCGAAAGGATGAAATTGTAGAAAAACCTAAAGATAATATAACTGAATTAGATAAGCATCGTGAAAAGTGGCGTGGTGCTAAATGATTGAACGCGGTATTAATTACGCAGATATTTACGCAAAACAAGTAAGGAAGAATCCTAAGAAGTATCCGGACACCATTAGAGCAATGGTAGATAGATATTATAAATGGAAAAAGCGTAAAGATATTTGGTTCGATGTAGATCGTACAAACGAAATGATGGATTGGGTTGAGACATTCGTTCGCCACACCAAAGGTAGTCTGGCTGGACAACCTTTTGTTCTGGAAGATTGGGAGAAATTCGCCTATTCGAATATTTATGGATGGATGCATAAGAATGAAGAAGGCGAAATTGTCCGTGTCATTCGAGAAGCGTATATACAGGTTCCAAAGAAGAATGGTAAAACTCTTGTCGGTGTCGGTGCGTTAGGGTACGCGATGTATGGCGAGGGTGTATTAAGTGCGGATTGCTATTGTTGCGCGAGTGACTTCAATCAGGCGCAATATGCAGCCAAACCATTCGCTGCCACAATCATGAATCATGATGTATTAATGGATTGTTCACAGATTTTCAAAGGCCCAAAGGGAACTATATCAGGTGTAACATACGATTATATACGTGATGGGCTGGCATATCAGAATCAATTTATTGTTATGTCAAAGAACATTAAGTCTATCGAGGGTTCTAATCCACATTTCATTTTGAATGATGAACTTCATGCTCAAGAGAACATGGATCAGTATGACAACTTTAAATCAGCGCAGGTTGCACGTGCTGAGCCAATTATGTTCAATATATCAACTGCTGGTAAAGGTTCTTCGTCTGTTGGTATGCGTGTCTATCGCGAAGCAAAAGAAGTATTGAAGAATGATGATAATGATTCAAGTTTCGTTATGATTTACGAACCGAATAGGAATTATGATTGGACTGATAGAAAAGTTTGGGCCATGGTTAATCCGAATATCGGTGTATCGGTAACAATGAGCGCACTTGAAACAGAATTCATTACTGCTTCACGTTCGGCACATAAGAAAGCAGAGTTTCTTTCTAAGCATTTGAATGTATTCGTAAACGGTGCTGAAAATTACTTTGAACAAGACCAGGTAGAGCATGTACTTGTGGATGATTTAGGCGACTTGTTGGGAGAAACTTGTTACCTTGGATTAGATTTATCAAAAACAACTGATTTAACATGCGTATCGCTTAATTTCCCTACTTATGATGAAGAGGGACGGGCAATATTAAAAGTAAAACAAATGTATTTCATTCCGAATGCCGATATTGAATTTAGAGAAAAAGAAGACAACGTACCTTATAGCGATTTAGTGGAGCGTGGTTTTGTTCAATTTTGTGATGGCAAGATGATTGACCAAGACCAAGTAATGGGATACATCAAGGAATGTATGGATTTATACGATGTGCAACAAATAAATTATGATCCAGCGATGTCTCAGAAACTTATTGAGAAGTGTGAAAACCTGGGATTAGAGTGTATTCGTGTGGATCAGTACGCAAATGTTATGAACGCTCCACTTGATGATGCTGAGATGATAATTTATGAAGAAAGATTATTTACTGATAATCCTTTATTTGTTTATTGTGCTCTTAATGTTGTTGTTGTAACGAATCTTAATGGCATGAAAGTTCCGAGTAAAAAACAATCTAAAAAGAAAATTGATGGGTTTGTAGCTTTTTTAGTTGCTCATAAAGAAACAATGATGCAGATGGAAGATATAGATGGTGATGGCATGGATGATTTAATTAATGAAATCTATAGATAGAAAGGTGATGTAGAGATGGATAGTGAAAAGTTCCGGATTCGCTTTGGCGATATGGATATTAGAGTTCATAAACAAAGCCCTACAATGTTCGATGTGGTAGTTGGAAATTGTAAGACTGGTAATGGGATTCTTATGTGTTCAGTAGAACAGGAGAGACAACCTTATCCATTTTACAAAGTGGTTAACCTTCAAGTTTTTTCGGAAGAGAAATCTTCCATTGATTCTCAAGGCATACTTCTTCAATTGATAGGAGGTTTTAAGTTATGAATCAGCGAGTGGGTTTCTTAGTGTCTAAACTTATTTATAAGGAATTGATAATTAACGGAGCTTTAAATAATAAGCAGGATGCATATGAGATTTTGGAGTTAGTGAAAGAACATATTAAAAATCATAAGTAATTTAAGGTGATGGTGAAAGGCGGTGAAGTATTGGGATTACGTGATAGGTTTTCTAACTTTGTGGCCCGACAGGTGGAGAAACGAGGATTGTTAGATGATATTTTCGGCAATTCAATCCGATACGGTGGACGGTATATAAGTGATACGAATATTTTAGAATCATCTGATGTATACGAGTTGATGCAGGATATAAGTAATCAAATGATGCTGGCCACAATAGTTGTGGAAGACAAAGACGGTAACGAAATTACGGACCATCAATCATTAAATATATTAAGGAATCCGAATAGTTACCTAACACAATCAGAGTTCATTAAGTTGATGACAAATACTTATCTATTGGAAGGCGAAGTCTTTCCATTTCTAAATATTGACCAACTTCATTTGGCTTCCAACGTGTATACGGAACTAGATGGAAATATGATTCCACATTATAAAGTAGGTAGTGTTGAAATTCCGCCGTTTATGATTAGACATGTGAAAAACATTGGTACCGATCATTTAAAGGGAAAGGGAATTCTTGATTTGGGTAAGGATACACTTGAAGGTGTTATGAATGCTGAAAAAGTATTGACTGACAAATATAAGAAAGGTGGTTTTCTGGCTTTTTTGCTTAAATTGGATGCCCATATCAATCCACAGAATGCGGCTCAGTCTAAACTTATTAAAGCAATACTAGATCAATTAGAATCCATCGATGAAAGTCGTTCTGTCAAATTAATTCCACTTGGTAAAGGTTACTCTATTGATGGGCTGAAATCACCTGTGGAAGACGAGAAGATACTTGCATATCTAAATGTATATAAGAAGGATTTAGGTAAGTTCTTGGGTGTAAATGTGGATACATATACGGCATTGATGGAAGTTGATTTGGAAAAGGCAATGATGTATCTGCATAACAAGGCAGTACGCCCGATAATGAGGAATTTTGAAGACCATTTGAGTCTTCTTTTTTTCGGTCCAAATTCGCGTGAACGTATTAAATTTAAGATTAATATTCTTGATTTTGTTACGTATAGTACGAAAACAAATATCGGTTATAACATCGTTCGTACTGGTATTACGTCACCGGATAATGTTGCGGACATGTTAGGTTTTGAAAAGCAAAATACACAGGAGAGCCAAGCAATTTATATCAGTAATGATTTATCTAAAATTGGTGAGAAGAAAGCAACTGATGATTCTCTAGGGGGAGGTAAAGAAAATGAAAGTGGAGATCAGAGGGAATCAAATTCTAATTGATGGCTATGTCAATGCAGTTGATAGAGAGAGCCGGGTTTTACCTTCACCACGTGGATATTTTAAAGAAAAAATAATTCCTAAAGCATTTGAGAAAGCTTTATCTGATTCTAAAAATGTTGATCTACTCTTTAATCATAAGAAAGACCGAAACCTTGGTTCAATTGGCAATGGGAATTTGGAATTGTATGAGGACAATATTGGATTAAGGGCAAGTGCAACTGTCACCGATGAAGAAGTTATTCAGAAAGCTAGAAATGGGGAGTTACGAGGCTGGTCATTTGCCTTCATTTCTAAAAAGGATAACTGGTCTGATGGACAAGATGGTATACAATTACGTTCTATTGAAGAACTTGAACTATTGGAAGTATCTATATTAGATCAGACACCTGCATATGTAGGTACATCTATTGAAGCACGCGGTGAAAATACTAGTCTTGTGGAACATAGAAGTCATGATGAGAAAGTTCGTGTGCTAGAAGATAAGCTGGATATAGAGAAAAGAAGTGCCATTGTAAATAAAATTAACGAAATACTGGGGGATAAATAACATGAATAAAAAATTATTATTGTCGTTACAAGCTAAACACAACAAACGTTTAGAAGAATTACGTTCTAAAGTAACGGGTGGAGAGTTACGTTCTGAAGAGTTAGCAAATGTAGAAACTGAGATTGAAAGTATTAATACAGAATTACAAGAAGTAGCTAATGAATTGGCTGAGATAGATGCAGCTGAAGAACGAGCTGATAAGACAGATGAAACTAAGGACGAAGAAAAAGAGAAAAATGATGACAAGGAAGAAGAGAAAAAAGAGGAAATCAGTGAAGAGAAACGTTCAGCAGTTCTAGCAGCTATTTCAAGCGGTCTTTCTACAAAGGGACATTCTTCCACAGTGAAAAAGGAAGTTGAAGTACGCTCTGCATTTGCAAATTATGTAGTGGGTAAAATTACTGAAGTTGAAGCACGTTCACTTGGTATCGAAGCTGGTAATGGATCCGTTACAGTTCCAGAAGTTATTGCTTCAGAGATTATTACGTATGCACAAGAAGAAAACTTACTTCGTAAATATGGTTCTGTCCATAAGACAAAAGGTGATGTGAAGTATCCTGTTTTAGTTAAAAAAGCAGAAGCAAATGTACGCAAGAACGAGCGTGGTAAGAATGATGAGATTCCGGAAACAGGAATTCAATTCGATGAAATTCTATTAAGCCCAGCGGAGTTCGATGCTCTTGCTACTGTAACGAAGAAGTTACTTAAAATGACGGGTGCTCCAATCGAACAGATTGTCATTGAAGAATTGAAAAAAGCTTATGTACGTAAGGAAACTGATTACATGTTTAATGGTGATGATACTGGTAATGAGAACCCGGGTTCATTATCTAAAAAAGCAGTGAAGTATTATGAGTCAGAGAAGGTCGATATTATGAAAGCTGACTTCTCTCAAAAGTTATACCAACAACTTGTGAAAATGAAAGGTCAGGTTGTTACTGAAGTTCTTAAGAAATCCATGTGGATTGTTAACCGTGCTGCATTAACTTTACTTGAAGGAATGACAGATACAACAGGCCGTCCATTGCTTCATGTGGATGCAACAGATGGTGTAACTTACAAATTACTTGGTCATAAATTAGATTTTACTGATGCAGCAAGCGGTGATAATCCAGCAGTTCCAGTGTTCTATTTTGGTGACTTCAAAGCCTTCCACATTCAAGATGTAGTTGGTGCAATGGAAATTCAAAAATTAATTGAAAAGTTCGCTAGTGTAAATATGACAGGCTTCCAGATTTATAACTTACTTGATGGTCAATTAATCTATTCACCGTTTGAACCTGCTGTTTATAAATATGAGGTTGGGATAGCTAAACCAACAACTCCATAAGGAGCTGACAGTATATGAATGATTTAATCGATAAACTAAAATCACATATTCAATGGGAAGAGGGCATGGATGATACTATGCTCTCTTTTTATATTACAAATGCTCAAAGATATGTAGAAAAAGCAACAGGAGCACAAACCGAGTACTTAGTACTTATGGTTGCGGGTATTATGTACGAATATCGTGTGTCTGAGAAAGAACTTGGCCAAGCGTTAGACGCAATGACACCTTTCTTTATTCAGGAGGTGTATTAAAGTGACTAAGCGCTTTACAAATAGAATGCGATTCGCGGCAGATTTATTAAAGATTGGCGAAACAATTGACCCAAAAACAGACCGTGTTATCACTGATTATCTGTTTTCTAGAGTGATTCGCTATAATAACGCTGGTGTAACGGTGACTGACAAACATTTTAGTAGACAAGATGGTAATGAAGTGATGAAGAAAATAGAAATACGCTTGGATCGTGTCATTGAAGAGAATCAAAAAGACTATCGTGTACGGATTAAAGATAAAACGTACAATATTGAACGTCTTTATGTACGTGAGGATGAACGTATTATGGAGTTGAATTTAGCCTATGTTAGTTAATTTTGAACAATTGAGAAGCATTATGAAGCAAAGTAAGCTATTAGTTTTCCGTGATAGCGCGCCAACTGATGCTAAAGAGCCTTATATTGTGTATGAGTTCGTGAATGAGAACCATAAAAGGGCTTCAAATAAAATTCTAAAAGACATGCCTTTATACCACATTGCGGTGATTACAAAAGGGACTGAGGAAGATATTACACCGTTAAAAAAGGTATTTAATGATGCCGGTGTCTCTTACGCTAAATTTACGGGTCTCCCATATGACGAAAACGACGATACTATCACACAATTTACTACGTATGTGAGGTGTATTAATGGCTAATAAAAACGGCTTTGCTGAAGCGTTGAACGATATAAATACACTATTAAAAGTGAATAAAACAGTGGAAAAGAATGTGCTACAAGAAGCGGCTGAATACTTCATAGATAAGTTGAAGCCACATATTAATATGTCAGATCGAGACAAACAAACACATTTACGAGATAGTTTAAAGGTCGTTGTGAAAGATGACCATGTGGCCGTTGAATTTGATGACAAGGCTTGGTATTGGTATCTAGCTGATAAAGGTCATAAGAAAGCAAACGGAAAAGGTCGTGTGAAAGGATTACATTTTACACGAAACACTTTCGATGCTGAGGGCGACAAGATAGCCGATATTATGGCCCAAAGAATATTAGATGAAATGAAAGGATGATATAAGTGGTTAAATCAAAAGAATTATTGTATCCAGTGGGTATTGAATCTTTATTCCTCGCAATGATGGTTGGAGGAAAAGATTCTCGAAGTGCTATTCCTACTTATGAAGCTATTGAGCAATTAGATAACATTGTAGAACTAGGGATTGCAGGGAATCGTACTACCTTAGTTAAGTGGGCATCAAATAAGTTGTTTGTTAATGCTGGTAAAAATTCAAAATATACATTGTCTCTTACACATGTATCGTTACCACAAGCAATTAAAGATAAAATTTACGGTTATATGGCCCAAAAGGGCGTTGTGTTTAACAAATCAACAGTAAAAGAGTATCCAATGTTTGCAGTTGGATTTATCGCACCTTTAAGCGATGGATCAAAGATTGCACGTTGGTATCCACGAGTACAAATCGCACCGGCTGAAGAAACGTTTTCTACTACTGGGGACGAAGCAGAAGTAAAAGATCAATCATTAGTTATGGAAGCAACTCCATTATTATTTAATGACAATACAGAAGTTGACTTCTCGGAAGTGCGTGATAGTGCGACAGGTGTCACTGTGGAAGACTTTATGAAACAAGTAATTTGTGATGAATCACAATTGGCTGTACTAGGAACTGCAACACCACCAACTTTATGAGGAGTGACAATATGGCACGTTTAAGTGATTTAGTAAACGTTAATATAAATAGGAATGTTATTAAAGTACAAGGGGCTGAAATCCCTGTTATTTTTACAATGGAATCTTTTGCGCATATCGAAGAAGCATATGGGAAGAAGTATCATGTTTTCGAAAAAGATTTGCATAAAACTATGACGAAAAAGAATATAGTGATGGGTAAAAGTGAAACGAAAATTATGTATGCTTTAATTTACGCAATGATTCGAACTGCTGGAACAGAATGTACATTAGAAGAAATCAAAGGTGCCATTCCATTAAATGATGTACCTGGTATCTTCCAAGCAACATTAGATATATTCAACAACCAAAACTTCCAACAATCCGACATGGAGAAAATAAAAAAGGAAAAAAAGTAAAAAATGTGTTTACCGAAGAATCTCAGTCTAGTGAATTAGACTGGGATTTTTACTTTTATGTCGGGAACACATTGTTAGGTTTGAGCATGGATGACTTCTTTAAAATAACACCTGCTCATTTTTTGAAACAATACATCATGCATCTTAGATATAACCATCCAGATGCGATTATAGAGAAGAAACCAAAGCAAGTATATACGTTAGATCAAACGCCATTCTATTGAAAAGTGAGGTGAGAAAATGGCAGATAAGGCGAGAAACGTTGTCCTTAATTTCAAGATGGATGGGCAGGTGCAATATGCACAAACTTTAAAGCAAATAAATATGGTCATGAATACAGCCGCCAAAGAGTATAAGAATCACATTGCTGCAATGGGTAAGGATGCATCTATGACAGATAAGCTTGCTGCAGAAAAGAAAAAGTTAGAAATACAGATGGAAGGTGCTGCAAAGCGTACTAAGATGCTTTCGGATGAATTTGAAGCTATGTCTAAAGATACAAATACGACTTCCGAACAGTTAAATAAAATGTATGGACAACTACTTGATGCACAAAACGCTGAAACGGCATTATCTAATGCAATGAAACGAGTTAATGATGGACTATCTGATCAAGCACTAGAGGCAAGAGAAGCCAAGGTTGAATTGAATAATCTACAGTCTGGAATCAAGTTACTTGAAGCAGAACAAAAGAGCCTTACAAGCTCATTCAAGTTACAAAAAGCTGAAATGGATGAAAACGCAGATGAAGCTGAACAGCTAGAATTAGCGCAAAAACAGTTGCAACAACAAATGCAATTGACTGGGCGTATTGTTGATAATTTAGAGAATCAACTTGAGCAATCAAAGCGCGCATATGGCGAGAACAGTGTGGAAGTAAGGCAATTGGAAGCTAAATTGAATGATGCGAAGAGTTCCGTTAAAAGTTTCGAGCGCTCTCTTGATAATCTTGGGAAAGAAGCTAAAGACACTGGAGATGATATGGAACAATTAGGTAAAAAAATGGACCTAAACAACCTTATGGAAGCTGGTGAAATACTGCAAGGTATTAGTGATCAGTTAATTGAAATTGGCAAAATGGCTATGGAAGTTGCAAAAGACTTTGCTAAATCACAAAAGCACATGAAATTGTCCCTTGGATTGACTGAGAAAGAGGCAATTAAGTTAAGTAAAGTAGCGCAAGAAGTGTGGAAAAATGGATTTGGTACTGAGCTATCTGAAGCCACAGATGCTGTAGGTCAGTTGTATGGACTTCTTGGTGAAACACCTGATGCAGACTTACAAAAGCTATCACAAGGAGTATTAAGGTTATCGGATGTATTTGGATTAGATGTAACGGAAGCCTTGACGGGGGCAGGTAGCTTAATAAGAAACTTTGGCATGGAAGGAGAAGAAGCACTTGACTACATCACATTTGCTCTACAGCGTACCACAGGTCAATTCCGTGTAGATTTTGCGGACGCATTAACGGAGCTTATGCCAACGTTCAAGGGTATGGGTGCAACAGCAGATGAAGCCTTTGAAATGATGATTGCAGCACAAGAGTCCGGAATGGAAAACTTCGATGCACTTTCATCCCTTACACAAGGATTCACTGACAATATTTCAGTTGGTGGAGAAGACATACAGGATTTGTTTAAATCGTTGGGCGGTGATGCTAACAAGACCTTCAAAGAGTTTGAAAAAGGTGGAGCAACTGCATATGACGTGTTTGTTGCGACTGCTCAGCAACTTGGAGATATGAATGATAAAACGAAAAGAAATCAATTAGGTGCTGAAATATTTGGTGATGTATGGAATGAAGCTGGAGGTGATGCAATTACAAGTTTAGGTTTCGTTAATGGAAAGATTGGTGAAACAAATGGAAAGTTGGATGAAATGGCAGAAAAGAACCCGGTTGGAAGTCTTGATGCTTCATTAAGGGATTTAAAATCAAATTTTGAGCCAGTAGGAAAAACCATAACAGAAGGTATGATCCCTATTATTGATGGACTTAGCAAGCTAACTGACTTATTTGGTAAGTTACCAGAATCAACGCAGATATTTGTTGGTGTATTAGGAGTAATGGCAGTTGCAGCGGCAATACTTATACCGATTGTTGCGGCTCTCGTAGTTTCATTTGGAGCGTTAAATATTGCATTAGTTCCCTTTATAGCAATTGCAATGGGCGTTGCGGCTGCTATAACAGCAGTTATATTAGTAATAAAAAACTGGGGTGCAATAACTGACTGGCTTTCTGAAAAATGGGAAGAGTTTTCCACATGGTTCAGTGAATTGTGGGTTCAAATAGAACAATTATGCAAAGATGCCTGGTCTTCTATTTCTTCATTTTTTAAAGAAGCAGCAGCTAAATTTATGGAATATTGGATACCTATTGCTGAGTTCTTTAGTCAATTGTGGTCGGATATTGTTACAACTGCAACCGATTGGTGGTCACAGTTAACTTTAGCATGGGAAGAAACATGGTCTACTATTATGACAGTATTAGACCCTATGATTTCGTTTTTAACTACGATACTAGAAGGTGCTTGGTTACTTATTACAGCGGGGGCGCAAATTGCGTGGTTAGCATTTAAGGAATACATTATTAACCCTGTAGGTGATGCATTTAACTGGGTAAGCGGAAAGCTTGGTGAATTAGTTGGCTGGCTTTCTGGAAAATGGGGAGAGATAAAATCAGCAACATCTCAAGCGTGGTCTATGGTCAAAGAAAATATTATCAATCCAATTGGTGATGCGTACAATAGTGTGGTTGGAAAAATCGGTGATATGTACAATTCAGTTGTCGATAAATTCAATTCTATTAAGAATGCTGCATCTGAGAAGTTTGAAGATGCTAAGAATGCCATGATAAATCCAATAAAAAGCGCCTACGAAACTGTGAAAGAATGGATTAATAAAGTTAAAGGATTCTTTAGTGACCTTGTTTTAAAAATACCTACACCCGAAATGCCGAAGTTACCACATTTTTCACTAGAAACAAACACAAAAAGTTTCTTTGGTAAGGAAATAACTTATCCAACTGGGATTGATGTGGAATGGCGTGCAAAAGGTGGTATTTTCACTAGACCAACAATCTTTGGAATGACTAATGGGAAACTTCAAGGTGCTGGGGAAGCAGGGCCGGAAGCTGTGCTTCCACTAAACGAAAAAACTCTTGGTGAGATTGGAAAGGGCATCGCTAAATCAATGGGTGGAACTCATATAACAATTAACACTCACGATGATCCAAAAGCTATCGAAAGAGCCATGGAACGAGCACTTAGACGTGTATCATTCGGAATGTAGGAGGTAATTACTTGATTATACAGGGATTGAAAATAACCAATGCTAAAGGCGAATCAATCGAATTTAATAATCACTTTCGTCTAAATGATGATTTTGATTTAAATGCATTGGGTGCAACTGTGAATTATACAGATAGCACAGAAGATGGATCTAATTATCAAAATACTAAGTTGGAAAATAGGGACTTTGATGTTCCTTTCTTTATACACAAAACAGTTTCTGAAGCTTGGTGGATTGAAGAACAACGCAACTTAGCCCACAAAGTATTTAATCCTAAGTCTAATCCAATGCGTTTAGATCTCGTTACACCAGCAGGCGAAAAGTATTATATGAATGCTAATTTAGAAGGAACACCTGTCTTTCCAAAAGGGGAAGAAAATAGTAATGAAATTTGGCAAGATGGGTTACTTCAATTTAGCGCTAATGATCCATATATCTACAGTCAAACGGAAACCAAAGTAGATATTGCAGTGTGGAACTCTTCATTTGAATTTCCATTAGAGACACCAGTAACAGGTATAGAATTTGGATACCGTTCACCGTCTTTGATTGTCAATGTACTGAATGAAGGACAAGATTCTACAGGTATGATGATTCGTTTTAAAGCGACTGGAACATTAAAAAATCCTAATTTAATAAACGTTAATACTTATGAATCATTAAAAATTAATACTACTATGTTGTCGGGTGATGTCATCGAGGTATCGACGTATAAGCGGAAAAAGTCAGTTAAATTAATTAGAAATAACATTGAAACGAACATATTCAACCGTTTGGACTTAGAGAGTAAATTCTTACAACTAGAAACAGGCGATAACCTGTTTCGCTATAATGCCGATACGGGTATTGATAATTTAGAGGTGTCCATGAATTTCACACCTCGAATGTTGGGGGTGTAACATGGAAATCTTTGTATTTGACCTTTATTTCAATAGATTGGGCGTAATCGATGATTTTATTAGTCTAAAGATTGAACGTAATTATGATAAATTGAGTGAGTTAGAAATGTCTATAGATGCTAATAGCGATGCTATTAAGTTACTAAAAGCGGGCCATATATTAGCTAAATCAAATGATTTAAAGCATGGTTATTTAATTATGACGGATGAATATCAAGACCAAAAATCTAGTCAATTAAATATCATTGCACCATCTTTAAATATTCTACTGAATAGAAGACTCATCACAGGTCAACAGACTTATAAAGGCAATGCAGAAGATGTTATCTACAGTTTTATTAATAACAATGCAATTGCAACGAGTGTTAATCGAGTATTGCCAAACTTCTATATCGACAATGTGAAAAGATGCGGATTAAGCAATGATGAAATTTCTATAAGTAATAAATACTTAGATGATGCGACATATCAAAATTGTAAAAAACATGACGTATCTTTCGACGTTATTTTTGATATACCGAACAAGAAATATCATGTAGTCGTGTGGAAGGGAACTGACCGAAGCACGCAACAAGATATTAACTCGCATGTCATTTTCTCAAAAGAGCGTGAAAATGTAATACGTCAACACTATGTAGAGAGTATTAGTGATTATAAAAACGTAGCAATTGTCGCTGGTGAAGGCGAAGGATTAATGAGGAAATATGCCACTGTGAACGATAATCTAAAAGGATTTGATAGAATAGAAGCTTTCGTCGATGCACGCGATTTACAGAGTAAATATAAAAATGAAAATGGCGACGAAATTACCCTTCCTGATGCTGAATATACAAAATTACTAAATGAACGTGGGGAGAGTAAGTTATCTGAATATCAAAAAATCACGACGTTTGAAAGTGAAGTGGATTTGTATGCCAATCACGTATTTGGCACGGATTATGCAATGGGTGATATTGTTAGTGTCAAAAATGATGACCTTGGCATTATCATGCATCCTCGAATAGTTAGCACTCTCGAAACATACAACAAACAGGGTAAAGAATTGGATATCAAATTCGGGACAAACATTCCTACGTTGACGGAAAAAATAAAAAGGATGGTGAAATGATGCCTGAGAAAAGTAGTTTTTTTGACAGCATAAATAAAGATAGACTTTATAATTCTCAAAGCATGGCTGACCATTTTTATCCTGTATTGAGAAACGGTTATTACCCAAATGAAGGGTATAACCTTCAAGTAGTAGCTGGAACAGGTTTGAATTTAATCTTAAAATCTGGAATGGCGTGGATTGAAGGCAGACATTACCGTAACACTTCAGATTTAAATTTAAAGGTAGATGCAGCAGATGGCTTGTTACATCGTAGAGATCGTATTGTAATTAGATGTGATTATATAAATCGTGAAATTCGTTCATATGTAAAGAAGGGAGTGAAGGCAAGTTCTCCTGTTGCTCCAACACTGACGCGCAATAGCGATATGTACGAATTAGGCATTGCAGATGTTTATATTTCTGCTGGCGCTACGTCGATTAGGCAACAAGACATTACAGATTTACGGATGAACAATAACTTATGCGGTATGGTGCACAGTGTCATCGACCCAGATTGGACAAGATTTTTTGACCAGTTTCAAGATTGGTACACCAGCACAACTAAGAAATACGACAGTGATTTTTTAATTTGGTTTAACCGAATAAAGGACATTTTGGATGGAAATGTTGCTGGTAATCTACAAAATCAGATTGATAAAAAAGCAGATATTTTATCTGCACAGATGAAGAAAATAACACAAGACAATGGCCATGCATCCATCGTTATTAGTGATAAAAATATAAACATACTTACAGAGATAAACAACCGAGGACCAGGAGTACACACTATAAGCAGCGGACAAGGTGTAAAAGATAACCCAGGTACATCTATATATCGAGGGATTGCGGTCGTTGCAGGCCCAACCGTAGGTTTTGTGATATTTAAAGGGACGGACGGAAAACTCTATACTAATCACTTAAGTGGCGGAACATGGATGGGATGGTTAGAGCATCTAGCACTAGAAGTAAACGGAGATTTAAAAGTGCCTGGTGATGTCTATTCGAAAGGTAAAAAAGTAGCAGTGATGAATAGTCCGACTACAACAACGATGTTGCCTGGCTTGAACGGATGGGCGAATTTTGGACAAGGCACCGATCCGATTCGTGTAACAAGAAGTTCAGACGGAGTAGTTCATTTTTATGGAGTTCTCAAAAATGGAGGGACTGCCTTCGGTACAGTAATGACAAATGTACCTGCGGAATACCGTCCCAAAGGCATCGTTTGGCATCCAACGCAATCGAAGGATGCAACTGGGCAACGATTCCATTGCGATGTTGAGATACATCCAAACGGAAATGTAATTGCAGGAGGAGACGTTCGGAACACATGGATAATTATTAATTGCACATGGAATGCAGGAGATATTTCTTAAGAGAGGTGAGAAAGATAAATATGATATTAGTATATGTGATTGATGAAAATGGTTATTTTATCGAAACACAAACAATAGAAGAAAAAGAAATAGTAATAGATAAACACATTACATTCGCATGGTCGGAAGGAATGTTTAGACCTAAGTATGATTTTGTGAGTAAGCAATGGAAAGAAGATATGACGCAAGCTGAAATCGATGCAGCGTTAAATACACCACCGACTCCTACACCAGAGCAAATCATGAAGAAATATATAACAGCTTTGGAACTTAAACTTTTAGGACTTCAAAGCGAAGTAGAAACATTAAAAAATGGAAGCGTGCAGTAGCAGGCTTTTTTATTTTGTCTTGAAAGGGGTGGGGGACAGTGGAGAAAGGAAACGAAAAAGTTGCGGTTGCTGTATTGAAAGCCGAACTTAAAAGTCTTAGTAATTCAATAGAAAGAATTGAAAGTTTTTTGCTTCGTAACCAAGAAAATGCACTGCCACGAAGTGAAGCAGAATTGAAGTTCAAACAAATGAAAGATGAAATTAACGAAATCAAGAATGATAAGAAACAGGAGAGAAGTGCAAAAGAAGCTCGTTTTGTTAGCTGGTGCGCTTTGGCAGTTACGTTAGTATTTAGTGTTTTAAACTATATGAAATGAGGGAAATGATATGAGAGAGAAATTGAGGAACAAAGGTTTATGGCTGGCTTTATTCGCATTGTTAGGAATGATTTTAATGGATACTGTACCTAATTTTGATGCAGGGCGTTATGAGCAGTATGTAGATGTTATTTTAATGATTTTAGTTGGTGCAGGTGTTATTTCTAATCCAAACGCTGGTAAGTGGTTCGTCGATACAGAATCAGAAAATAAAAATGATGGAGGTACAAAATAATGAAAATCGGATTAAGAATGGGTCATACAATTTTAACGAATGGTAGAAATACTTGTGCTGTAGGATTAGTAAATGAGTATACGGAAGTGCGACGAATCGGCAGATATGTGAAAGAATATCTAGAAGCGCAAGGTCATACTGTTATTGATTGTACGCCACCTGATCGCACATGTCGTGACCAAGGTCAAGAGTTAGCGTATGGCGTCAATAAAGCTAATAGTAATAAAGTAGACTTATTTATTAGCTTACATTTAAATGCTTCAAACAGTGAAGGTGATGGGGTAGAAGTTTACTATTATAATGGCGATGCAGAAGGGAAGCGTCTTGCACAAAGTGTGTGTAATCAAATTGCAAAGTTTGGTTATGATAATCGTGGTGCTAGAACAAAAGCATTGTACGAGATTAATAATACACGTATGCGTGCTATTTTAGTCGAATCATTCTTTATTGATAACGCAGCAGATGTAAAACGTTATAATAATGACCCAGAGAAGGTTGCACGTGCAATTGTAGAAGGTGTGACAGGTAAAACAGTTGTTCAAGAACAGAAGAGCTATCGTATTTTCATGGGTGATTTTGATACAGTAGAATGGGCAGCAGACACAATAAAGAAAGTTAAAACGCTATTACCTAATTACGGTGTGTGGGAATTGTGTCTAGAAGGTGGAAGCCATCGTATCGTTATCGGTGATTTCAACACTAAGCAGTGGGGTGATGAAACATTAGCTAAGTTAGAAAAAGCCTTCCCGGGTTACGGCAAGTGGATTCAACCTATAGAATAAAATTAAGCAACGTGCTGCCGTAACACGTCGCCCTTTTGTTAATGTTGATGGAGAAAAGAACATGACTTCCTTACAAAAACGTTTTAATTAACAAATGAATGTTAATTTGTTAGGGGCGATTGATTAGTAAGAATAGGAATCCTTGCAATAGCTACATTTATTTTTTTGTTTGTTTTTACGATCATTTTTGTTTGAATAAGATTTTTTACAATCATAATTTTGCTTACGTTGACACATAATGAATTCCTCCTAAATATATTTTATATAATGGTGTGGGCATCACCATGTTTTTATAATATGGTAGTTTCATCTTTTGGAACTAGCCATATGTTGAATTTAAAGTTAAATGGATAAGAATCATGTATATATTACTTATTTAATTCTAATAATAAGAAACATGATAATAATTGTTGTATTTATCTCTAGTACACAAACATTCATGTAAAAAGATGGCTTGCAATTATTATCTGGTTGAAAAGCATAAAAACAACGTTCTTTACAGTGGGAACGTTGTTTTTATTTGTAATGACTATTGTGTGACAAAATAAAATAAAGACGACTATTATTACATGTCGCCTTCATTCATTACTTACTACTTATCATGGAGTTCTTAAATACATTCCTGATGTACGATTATTATAATCACATTGTTAATGGATTATGCACTAAATTTGGAATTGTAATGCTGTGTACATATTATACGTGTTGCTTAATTCAGAACGGAAGAAATGACCACATTTTTGACCACAATTTGAATGAAAAATAACGAAAAAATATAGAAGAAGTGAATTGACTTATCCTCAGAAATATAGAATTATAGCCACATTTGAACAATTATGAATATATATGTACCTCATTAATCAAACGTGTAATTTAAACTCTTATTGATGTTGAAGTTGATTCAAGAATATGACCACATTTTGACCACATTTTATATAAAAACCTCCGAAAATCTAAGAAAATAGCTACTATATCCCAATAAATCATAGTAAACAAGAAAGTGCCGAAAACCCTTTCATATCAAGGTTTTTCAGCACTTTTTTCTTTTTGGAGCAGTACGAAATGAACACCACTAAAACTGCTCGTTTTTCTCCCAGCTTTCAACAATATAATGTGCATCTTTCTGGCTGTAACCTTTTCCAATTAAGTACGTAATGGCGGCAACTTCTGTCATAGCATGTTGCATACTTGTATATTTGGCTTCGTTCAGGCCGTATCGAACCCAAGGTCTAACAAGATTGAGAGTAGGTTTTTTTAAGTACATATATTTTTTATAGTGGGCTGGAACTTGCTTTGGCTCTTGTGGTGTGTATGGTTCTCGCATATTATAAGATTCATACGCATCTTGAGGGGAAAATTGGTTACGTGCATCATACGATTCGTATGTGTTTTGAGGATAAGAGTAATTGTTTGGATCATACGGTATATACGTATGTTTATGGTGATATTGCGTACGGACATCATACGTTGGATGGTGGTAATGTTGATGCGTGTAATAAGGGGAGTCGAATGGATTGTACATATACATACCTCCTTTTTTACGGTAGTCAGCATATCATATGGTGACGTGCCTACAAAGGTTACACTACATAGCAGGAAGGATGAAGAAAGTGATCATAGAAAAAGTCGAACAACAAGTGCGAGAATTACTCCAGCATGATGCAAGCGGTCATGATTGGTATCATATTGATCGTGTACGAAAATTAGCGATGCAAATTCAGTGTGAAGAAGGCGGAGATGCATTCATTATTGAGATGGCAGCGTTACTTCATGATGTGCCAGATGAGAAGTTAAATGAGAGTGAAGCGGTAGGAATGGCGAAGCTGGAGCGTATTTTTGACTCGGTGGATATACAGGACGAAGCGAAGGAACATATTCTTTCTATTATAAAGAACATGTCATACAAAGGTGGCAACGGCGGAGTGGTGACAACGATTGAAGGGAAGGTTGTGCAAGATGCTGACCGCCTGGATGCATTAGGAGCAATTGGAATTGCCCGTACATTCGCATTTGGTGGGAAAAAAGGTGACCTTATGTATGACCCAGAGATCCCAATTCGTGATAAAATGTCTGTAGAAGAGTATCGCAATGGGAAAAGCACGTCGCTGAACCATTTTTACGAGAAATTATTTAAGTTACAAGATACGATAAATACAAATGCCGGTCGTCGAATTGCGAAGGAACGTCATATGTTCATGGAACAATTCGTGCACCAGTTTATGAAAGAGTGGAATGGAAACGAATGA